TGCAAGTCAGACATTCGCAACTAACCCAAATACAGGTAACAGCGATGGTGTTGTATTCGTTAATGATTATCCGTTTCAAGAGTATATGATGAGAATGGACCTTACTATGACAAACGTTGCCACATTTGTGGGTGACTGTTTGACAATCAGAATGAACCAAAATAATGGTGGTGCTGGTTATGAAGGTCAATCAACAGCTACTCTTAATTACGTAACAACAGACAATGACGGTCATTTGTGGCGTGTAGTCCGTTCTGGAGAAGTTCCAGAGCAGGAAGACGTAGCTGCAGCAGGCTGTGATGTCGTTGTGGTAATGAACAACAGAGCTAATCAATTCCTAAGAGACGCATAAGGAGAATAAAACATGGCAATATCACGAGCGCAGTTAGTTAAAGAGCTTGAACCAGGTTTGAATGCCTTATTCGGACTGGAATACAAGCGATACGAAAACCAACACGCTGAAATCTACAACGTAGAATCTTCTGACAGAGCTTTCGAAGAGGAAGTTATGTTATCAGGATTCGGAAACGCACAAGTAAAGGGCGAAGGTCAAGGCATTGCATTTGATGATGCACAAGAAACCTTCACAGCTCGTTACACTCATGAGACAGTAGCTCTAGCATTTGCTATCACTGAAGAAGCTATCGAAGATAACCTCTACGACAGACTTGCTTCTAGATACACAAAAGCTTTAGCGAGATCCATGGCGAACGCTAAACAAGTTAAAGCAGCTTCCCCATTAATCAACGGTCTTCCTTCAACGGATACTTTTGATTCTGGTGATGGTGTTTCTCTGTTTAACACATCGCACACTACATTAAGTGGCTCATTTGCGAACACATTATCAACGCAAGCTGACTTAAATGAAACTTCATTAGAACAATCTCTAATTGATATTGGAGAAATGACTGATGAACGTGGACTTTTAATTGCAGCTAAAGGCGTGAAAATGATTGTTCCACCTGAAAACCAATTTAATGCAGAGAGATTGATGAAATCTCAAGGTAGAACTGGAACAGCTGATAATGATATCAATGCAGTTAACTCAATGGGTATGATTCCTCAAGGATACAGAGTGAACAATTACCTAACTGACGCTGACTCTTTTTACATTATTACTGACGTTCCTAACGGCATGAAAATGTTCGTTAGAACTCCATTGAATACAGCAATGGAAGGCGATTTCGATACTGGAAACGTTAGATACAAAGCTAGAGAAAGGTACTCATTTGGAGTATCTGACCCTAGAGGTATCTTTGGCGTTGAAGGTGCGTAATTAATTATAAGAAGTGTGGCGGCCTTAAAGTCGCCACATTTCGACTATAAAGTACGAAATTAGACTTATGAAAAACTTCAAAATTCAAATTCGATATAATGGTTATTATGCTTGTTTTAATATTACAGCTAATGACGATCCTAAAAGTATTGAGAACTCAATCCTTGACAAACTAGGAAAAAATGAGGTAAAGTTTGAATCTGATGGATTTACTAGTAAAACTGGTAAATGGATTACCTATGAGGAGGTTAATCATGATCGAGGACCTATACAAACAAAAGAAGTCCTTGGAGTTAAGTTGGGAGCAGGAGCATCTTAAAGAGGGTAGATATACTCTCGAAATGACGAGAATTGATCACACGATTAAAGAGATCATTACTCAGATTAAATTAGAAGAAGCTCGTTTAGAAAATCTTAGAAGTAAGATATCTGAAGCACGCCCAGAAGTTTCAGTAGCCACTTAGGAAAAAGCTACATTTCCGAAATACTTTTCCGACGACAGTATGTCTTGCACTATACGCAAATCTGCGCTATAGATTAATTACTATACAATTATTTAATAGAATGCTAACGCGTATAGTCGACGGCCTAGAGATAGCATTCATATAATCTAGGAGGATTATAATTATGGCAAATACAACGTTTGCGGGACCGGTAAGATCATTAAATGGTTTTATTAGTTTCGGACCGAAAGCAGTCGTTAGCTTAACTGCTGATACGACGTTAACAGTGGCAGATCATGCAGGTAGAGTTATAACTTGTAATGATGCAGATGGTAAATTTACTTTACCCACTATTACAGCAGGCAGTGCTGGTGAAAGCACTGGAGGAAACGATTACAACGTACTAAGTAATCTTGGATGTACTTACACATTCTGGGTTGAAACTGCAGCAACAGACATGGATATTAAAACTGATGGAACTGATAAGTTTTTCGGTGGAGTTTATATTGGTGTTAATAATGCTACAGGAAAAACATTTATTTCTTCTTCAGGAAGTAATGATGTATTAACTATGGATGGATCAACTAAAGGCGGAATAGCCGGTAGTTATGTACAATTCACTGCAGTAGCAGATAATGCTTATTATGTTACAGGGCTTTTACTAGGGTCAGGTACCTTAGCTACGCCTTTTGCTGACGCGTAATAAATAAACTTTGTGAGCTCCTTCGGGAGCTCACAGAAGAAGGAAAAATATGGCAATAACATCAAATGTTAAACAAACAATTGCATTAACAGCCGATGGTTTAGCTCAGAAGTATGTTGGCGCAAGTGCTACTACTATTACTAAAGCTAGAATCATGCAGGTTACAGGACAATCTAGTGCAGCAGATGCCGTTATAAAAATTTATAACGAATCTGATGATTCTAAAACTGCTAAAGCATTAGTGTTTGAAGCAAAGTGGGGAACCGCTGCTAATGAAACACAAAGTTTTACAGTTCCTGGAGAAGGAATTTACTGTAATGCTGGAATGTATGTTGATGTAACAAACTGTGATCACGTAACGATTATTGGTACGTTTACATAAGAGGTAGTCAATGGCAAATACTACTTCAGGTACGTATACTTTTGATAAAACGTACGCTATCGATGATATTATCATGGATGCCTACGAACGTATTGGTTTAGTAGGTAGTTCTGGTAATCAAATTCGTTCGGCTAAAAGATCATTAAATATTCTATTTCAAGAATGGGGTAATAGAGGACTTCATTATTGGGAAGTTGGTACAACTAATGTCACATTAGTTGAAGGACAAGCTGAATATACTTTTTATCGTTCTAGTGGAGATGGCACAAGTTCTGCATGTGTAGATGATACTAATACAGCTGATACATCTATTTATGGCTTTGCTGATATTCCTCAATGCTCTTTTCGTCAATATAATAACAGCAGTGGAGGCACTCAAGCTGATACTACAATGACTAAAATTGACAGATCTACTTATGCAGGCTATGGAGATAAAAAAACAAAAAGTACCCCTTCTAATTTTTGGGTTCAAAGATTTATTGATAAAGTTACATTAACTATTTATCCAACTGCAAGCTCATCAGCAGCAGGATCAACTAACAAATTAAAAATATTTTATACTAAAAGAATAGAAGATGCGGGTATTTTTACTAATGCCACAAATATACCTTATCGGTTTGTTCCTTGTATGACGGCAGGTTTAGCTTTTTATTTAAGTCAAAAGTTTTCACCACAACGTTCACAAGAAATGAAACTTTTTTACGAAGATGAATTAGCAAGAGCTTTAAAGGAGGATGGATCAGCGTCTAGTACTTATATAACTCCTAAAACGTATTATCCAACAATTACATAATGGCTACTTATTCAACCGGTAAATATGCAAAGATGATTTCAGACCGATCTGGTCTTGCTTTTCCTTATAGAGAAATGGTTCAAGAGTGGACTGGCATGTGGGTACATACTTCTGAGTATGAACCTAAACAACCACAGCTTATGCCACGACCCGTGGTCGGTGATCCGCAAGGATTGGCTCATGCAAAACCTTCACGTAAAGCCTTTGCAACACCAGTCGTTTTAGATAATAATCCTTTTACTACTACGGCTAGTAGCACTTCAGTTACTGTTAAATGTAAAAATCAACCTTGGTCTACTGATGATGCTATTCGATTTACAAATGTAGCGAACGCCGTTGGAGGAGTAGCAAAAGCTACTTTAGAATTAACAACTACTTTAAATGGAAATATTACAGATAGTGCTACGAGTTTAGTGCTCGCTGATAGTTCTCAATTTGTAGCTCCAGGATATGCATGCATTCAATTATTTGATAGTGATGGAAATGACGTAAGTGAAACTATTTACTATACAACAAACACTACAGGTTCAAATACTCTTTCAGGAATAACTCGAGGAACTTCTGCTCCTATTAATGGAATACAGCCCTTAGCAACTACAGCAGCGGCTCATGATTCAGGAGCTAAAGTATTTGGATCTTATTTAATTACCAAACAAACAACAACCGAAACAATTGCTTCTCCTCCGGGATCTGTTACAGTAAGCAATAGTTTTACATTTAGTTTAAAAAACAATGCATCTAGTGCTGAAACAGGTGGAGGATTTTTCTGTTTTGGTGGACCAGTGAATGAGAGACCATGATAAAAAAATTAAGAATAATATTAAGTAGATTATTTAGAAAACAGATGTGTTGGAATCACACTAGTTATACAGTTAGTTGTGAAACATGTAAGGAGATTGTTAAATAATGTCAGGAATTAGTTATAACACATTAGTAACCATGATTAGAAACTACACGGAAGTAGGAGATACAGTTCTTACTACAGCTGTTTTAGAAAATCTTATTTTAAATGCTCAACAAAGAATTATGTATGAGGTGCCTATTGATTCTGATAGAAAAGCTCAGACTGGAAGTTTAGTAGCAGGTCAAACTACTATTAACTGTCCTGCGGGTGCTCTCTTTATTAGAGGAGTTCAAGTTTATGATTCCACATCAGCAGTAACAGGAGCTAATGATTGGATGTTAAAAAGAGATAGAACTTTTTTACAAGAATATGTTCCATCCACAGAAACAGCTAAAAGAGGGAAACCTAAATATTATGCTATGTTTGGAGGGGCCACTGGTTTATCAGATACTCTTTCTGGAAGACTAATGTTTGCTCCAGTTCCAGATGCAGCTTATATGTTTAAGGTACATTATAATCTTATGCCTGCTACTTTAGAGTCAGGCAATCAGACTAATTATATTAGTTTAAACTTCCCGCAAGGTCTATTATACTGTTGTTTAGCAGAAACATATGGGTATTTAAAAGGCCCAATGGATATGTTGACACTTTACGAAAACAAGTATAAACAGGAAGTAGAGAAATTTGCAGGAATGCAAATAGGTAGAAGACGAAGAGACGATTATACGGACGGTACAGTTCGTATACCGATCGAGTCTCCACCTCAATAACTAGGAGATAACTATGGCAATAACATCAGCAGTGTGTACATCATTCAAAGTAGAACTATTGAAAGGTGAACATAATTTTACAGCGTCTACTGGTGACACATTTAAAATTGCATTGTTTACAAGTTCTGCAACTCTTGGAGCGTCCACAACTGATTACTCCACATCTAATGAAATAACAAACACGTCTGGAACTGCTTACACAGCCGGCGGTGCAGCATTAACTAGTGTTACGCCAACGTCTAGTGGCACAACAGCTTATTGTGATTTTTCTGATGTGTCTTGGTCATCAGCTTCATTCACCGCTAATGGATGTTTAATTTACAACACAACAACTGGAACAGGATCATCAACAACTGATTCGGTTTGTGCAGTTGCTTTTGGTGGAGATAAAACAGTTTCAAGCGGAACTTTCACAATTCAATTTCCAACAGCCGACGCATCTGACGCTATCTTAAGAATAGCGTAAGGAGGCTTTCCTTATGCCAGATGTTTCTGAAGGCTGGGGACGATTAACCTGGGGTCAAGCTGGGTGGAACGAGGCTACCACTATTCAACAAGGATGGGGACGCCTTGAATGGAATTCTCAAGCTTGGGGTGATTCACCTACCGTAAGTATTACCGGATTATCAATGACAGCTTCTCTTGGAGAGCTGGTTGCCTATCCTGAATCAGGATGGGGTCGTGATACTTGGGGATTTGAAAACTGGGGTGAGAATGCAACTACAATTTCAATTACAGGCTTATCAGCTACAGCTAGTGTAGGATCTATTTCGCCAACAGAAATGGCAATTGGTCTTACAGGACTTTCATCAACTGCTTCTTTAGGCACACCCGGATTATTATTTGGTCCTGGTGATTTAAGTTTAACCGGAGTATCAGCAACAGCAAGTGTTGGATCAATTGTTCCAGAAATTGGAGTTGGTATAACTGGCGTAGCAGCTACGGCAAGTGTGGGATCACTTACACCGGCGGATGTCATGGGTCTTACTGGACTTTCCAGTACAATGTCAGTGGGCTCCATAACAGTATCCGCAGTTGAATTAATAGATGTTGTAGGAGTT